CTATCCTTATATGGAATGATTTTAATCTGAGAAATTGGAACAGTTGGTTCTTTGATTGATTCAAGATCGATAATCTGAACAAGATTCCAATCATGAAGTAATTTAGCTATTGTATTTCTTCTTGCCAAATCAGATTCGTTAAAATTGCTTTCCTTACCATCAAGTTTAAATAATTCTTTAAAAGAAAGAATCACATATCGTCCTCGCTTATGTAAAATATGACAAGACTGATAAATCTTTTTCTCTTTGCGTGATGCTACTCCGATACGAGTCAGTGTTTCACGAACTTTTAAAAAATCATCTGGTTCACCTAATGTAACTTCGACCATCTGGTCGGGAGTCCATTTCACTTCAGATGCCTGAACCACGCTCATTTTGTGCCTCCAATCTCAAACTTTGATCTTATAAAAATAATTTGTTCTTTGGTCAGAATCCTCAAAGCTTGTTTTGCTTTTTCGTCACTATAATGATAATAACGTTTCACATAATCAAGGTCTTTGATCGTATCCTTACGGAGCCAAGGAGAAAATCTTTTCTTTGGTCTCACAGTATTTATAAAAAAGTCATATTGCATACGCTTTGGTAAAAAGGAATACATGTTCATTTCATTAGAATACATCACTGTATCAAGATGTCCTGACAAACAACGATTTACAATGTATGGAGGAAAATCTTTCTCAACCGATGGGTCTTCGTCCATCAAATTTTTCTTTGTAAGGTTGATTGAATTTAACCAGTCTTTAAGTTCCATTAGTATCCCATATTATAAAGCATTGTTTGAAAGAGTTCATTTCCTTTTTTAATATTCTCTCTCCAATCAGACGCAGCATTTTCATCTGCCTTGTCCGATATGTATTTGAAGCATTTGAAATCAACATCATATTTTTTACATACTCTGGCGATTGCATATGCTTCCATATCTACTATATCACATTCTATCTCTGGTTTACCAACTGCAAAAGAATCACCACTTCCAACAACTAAACCTCTTCTACCGATACGAATACCTTCTTCAAAAGGTGTTTGACCTAATCTAAATCCAAGTGGACGAACATCCATATCACGATCAACATATCCAGTAACTTCTACTAATCCAGATATATCTCCAACAGCACCTGCAGTTCCATAATTAATTATTCTTTTTGCTCCCGCATCTATCGCTTCCATTGTGGCAATAGTAGCATTTACTTTACCACAACCACTCAAATAGATTGAATGTCCTTTTAAACCCTCTGCCTCTTCTGGTAGTGCAATAATAAAACTAGTAATCATTTTTTTACAAATTTATAAGCAAGAGATGTTCTTAAACCATTATACAATCTATGAGGAGCTCCTGCATAATGCAATATGTTAGCAGAAAACAAAACTGATCTATTTGGTTTATATGTAATTACTTTTACTATTTCATCAGTTTTTAGATTACTAGGATCTATATTCCAATTTAACCATTCTTTTGTTGGTTCATATTCAGGTCCTGATCTATTGATAAAATATAAGTGACCTTCCCAATCAATTTGCCAATCATTTGGAAAATATAAAAAAGTAAAATGTCCATCATCTGTGTGAGGATATCCAGATTGTCCTGATGTTTGTCCATTCGCATATATTCTCAAACATTCTACATCATCAAGATCTAACTTGTTTGTAATAATATCCTTAAGGTAATCACTAAAATAATTATCAACTTCTAAATTATCCATATGCCATAAACGGTTTGTAGAAGTTCCTCCAGAAAAATTCCATTTTGGTTTTGACAATTCTTCTATTATTCTATTGTGATCAGATTCATTAAAAAAATTATCGTAGACATCAATAACAAATTTACTCATTAGATTCAAAATAGTTTGAGCAAGAACAAACAAGATTACGATCTCCATAAACATTATCAATTCTTGACACTGCTGGCCAGAACTTATTATTTTGATCTACAGGATATGCTGCTTGTTCACGACTATAATTATACACCCAATCCGAAGAACAGACAACCCTCGATGTGTGAGGTGCGTTTTTCAAGATATCTTTATTTGTTTGTATCTCTCTTCTAATATTAACCATTGCCTTTCCAAATCTTTCAAGTTCTTCTAATGATTCACTTTCGGTTGGTTCTACCATCATTGTATTCAAAACTGGCCATGATAATGTGGGAGCATGAAAACCATAATCCATCAATCTTTTTGCAACATCTTCTGCACTAACTGTTAAAGAACGACAATCAAAAATACATTCATGTGCAATTCTATTATTCTCACCTTTATATAATACTTTAAAGAATGGTTCGATACGATACGCTAACCAGTTTGCTGATAGTAGTGATATTTCAGTTGCCTTTCTTAAACCATCTCCACCCATCATTCGAATATACATCCAACTAATTGGTAATATAGATGCACTACCTTGTGGTGCTGCTGATACTCTTTGATTCATAAAGGGAACAAGATGTTGTGCGACACCAATTGGTCCTACACCAGGACCTCCACCACCATGAGGAATGCAAAATGTTTTATGTAAATTCATATGACACACATCTGCACCATAATTACCAGGTTTACACAATCCAACTTGTGCATTTAGATTTGCACCATCAAGATAAACCTGACCACCATTTTCATGTATGATTTTACAAATTTCTTTTATCTTTGTTTCAAAAACTCCATGAGTAGATGGATATGTAATCATAAGAGTAGAGAGTTCAAAGGTATTCATGATTGCTTTGGTTGCTAAATCTTTAAGATCAATATTACCTTCATCATCACATTTTACTGGAATTATTTTCATACCTGCCATTACTGCTGAAGCAGGATTTGTTCCATGTGCACTCGTAGGAATTAAACAAACATTTCGATTATTATCACCACGACTCTTATGATATTCTTGGATTGCGAGAAGACCTGCATACTCTCCCTGTGATCCAGCATTTGGTTGTAATGATACATCAGCAAATCCTGTAATATCGCATAACCATTCTTTTAAATCATCAGCAATTCTTTGATAACCATATGTTTGATTTTTAGGAGCAAATGGATGTATATTTGCAAACTCAGGCCAAGAAACTGGCATCAATTCTGCTGCTGCATTTAACTTCATTGTACAACTACCAAGTGGCATCATACCATTAACTAGTGAAAAATCTTTTGATACTAACTCATAGATATATCTCATCATATTTGTTTCACTTTGATACTTATGAAATACTTCTTGAGTCAACCACTCACTACTTCTTCTTGGTATGTATTTCCACACATAAGTTTTACAACCTTTATAAACGTGACCTATAGTATCTGTATGAGAATCAAAAGTAACTTGTGTTTTAATAATTTGATGAAGTTCAGATAGTGTTGTTAGTTCATCTATAGATATAATTATCCACCCATCTTCATATCTAACATTAAAATCTTCATCTATCCATTTGTGTGTATAATCATCTGCCTCTATACGAATAGTATCAAATCCTTCACAATCATCAACATTTTTCCCACACCATTTTAATGCTGTTTTTAACGTCTCTCTATATCTTAATATTCTATTTGCTATTTTTTTCAGACCTTCCGCACCGTGGTAAGCAGCGTAAAAACCTGCCATATTTGCGAGGAGTGCTTGAGCAGTGCATATATTGGACGTTGCTTTGTCTCGTCTTATGTGTTGTTCCCTTGTCTGTAGTGCTAGTCGTAATGCTTTATTACCTTGACTATCTACCGACTGCCCTACAATACGTCCAGGAATCTTACGTTTATATTTGTCACTTATTGCAAAGAACGCTGCATGAGGTCCTCCAAAACCCATAGGTATTCCAAATCTCTGCATACTACCAACTGCAATATCAAATCCCATTTCACCTACAGGTTTCATTAATACCTGTGCCATAGGATCTACAACTGCAATCTTAAGACACTTGTATACATCTGCAACTCTAATTAATGGATCAGGATCTCTTAATTTTCCTTGATTATTTGGTAGTTGAACTAATAAACCAAAAGCATTTTCAAAATCAACTAGAGGTATTGAATCATCAAAATCAAGTTTTATAATTTCAATTCCTAATGGTTTTGCTCTGGTTTCTAATACTGCTAAAGTTTGTGGAAATATTTGACTATCAATTAAAAATTTATTTTTATTTCGACTCGCACCAAAAGCAAGTATCATAGCTTCTGCTGCTGCGGTTCCTTCATCAAGTAACGAAGCATTTGATATTGGAAGACCTGTCAGTTCTGTAATTAGTGTTTGATAATTAAATA